TTGGAACAACAAGAACATGGCGGAAAAATCAACGACCGTTCATTGATTCCATTAAAATCTGCTCGTGTTTCAAAATCCGGGCGTCGAAAGGTTGCGCCACGAAATAGATTGTCACGATTAAATATCCGAACCGTTGTGAAAACATCGGATGCCCCCGGCAAAACATCTGCGGTTCGATTTCGTCAAACGATTATCATGGTCGGGAAAGGCGGAGTGTTTCAATCGACATGGAAAGGGAGGAATATTGTTTGGCGTGTTAATTCATTAAATCGTTCAAGCAATGGGCGTTTTAAATTAACTGCGTTATATTCGTACAAACGAGGTCGAACGGTGAACATTTCACGCGCGACCCATTTCATGGAAAAAGCGACGGCGAAAACGATGTTGAAGGCGAATGACATATTTGAAAAAGAAGCGAAACGACAATTTGAAAAACATTTGGCATAATGAGTTGGGTTGAAAGAATACAGTCAGATATTAGAATCACAACGGGTGATGGTGCGGTTTACGAACCGCTTTATATGATTACGGAGAAATCTGTGGAATACAACATTGCGACGTTTGAATTTCCAAACATTGAGGGAACATTGGTGAAACGTGGAACACCTAAGGGCGCGAAATATACATTCAAATTAGTGTTTCAAGGCGATGACCATTTGGACGAACGTAAGGCATTTGAAAATTCAAATCGTGACAGCCGACCTTGGGTTGTCAATCATCCAATATGGGACACAATGCGATTGCAACCAACGTCATTGTCATATGACCCAACGGGACTGAATACATCGGTCATCACGGGTGAAATGATTGAAACGATTCGCGATGATGACGCAATCAAATCATTGACGGACCCTGCGGAAAAAACCGCAATGGACATTCAAGATTCATTGGACAATTCGATTGAACAATTTTCAAACAATCTCGCGCCAACGACATCCGATGTCAACCAAATGTCTGATGATGTTGCGGATGCGTATTCGTTGGGGTCTGAATCGGTTATGACTGAAGACCAATTCAATGAATATTTTGATTTGTTTAACACGGCAAACGCTGCGATTGCTTTTGCTGCGGCGGATGTTTCGGCAGCGATTACTGCGGTGCAAGATGTTTTGATTTATCCGTTTTTATTCACGGACGGCGTAAAAAATAGATTGAATCTATTGCGAACACAATTTGAAAAATTGGGAACATCGGTTGCAACAATGACCGGGTTCAACGAAAAAACTATATATGCCACGAATAGTGGTGTGATTTTGAACGCAATGATTTCTGCATCAATCAACCCGGAGCCGGGTGATTATGGAAATGTGAAACAGGTTTTCGAATCGATTGATATTATATTGGATGTTCAAAATCAATATATCACAAATTTGAATTTATTACAAACACCAAATGGTGGACAGGAGGATTCATATATTCCCGAATTTTCAACAATTAATTCAATCAATAATGTTGTGAATTATGCGGTGTCACAATTGTTTGCCATTGCCCTCGATTCAAAACAAGAACGGGTTGTTTATTTGGACGAGGATTCGAATGTGATTGTGTTGGCTCATCGTTTCTATGGATTGGAAATTGATGATTCAACGATTCAACAATTCATGGATGAAAACAACATTGGACTTAGTGGGATTTTGGAAATTCCGGTTGGAACAAAAATTGTATATTACGTATGACGGGATTGGTTTTAAATATAAACGACAGATTCATAAAACGAAAAGTGAAATTCTTCAATGATTTCACATTCAATTTGGTGTACAATTCGGTTGGTTCAACATTTGGGTTTTCATATTATTTTGACCCGAACAATCGTGTGCATAAAGAAATTGCGACGGTTTCGCATTATCACGAAGTGACATTGGATTTCAATGACCAATTATTGGTCACGGGTGTATTGACATCACAAAAATTCATGGCGGGTCCAACTAAACAACAAGCGCAATTTTCGGGTTATTCATTGCCCGGTGTTTTGGAGGATGTGAATATTCCGCCGAGATTATATCCATTGCGATCGGATGGTTTGTCGTTGGAACAGATTGCGCGTAAACTAATAAGACCATTCAAACGGAATTATGGATTGACAATGACAATTGACCCGGCGGTTCAATCGAAAATGAACAGCGTGTTTGATACGTCATCCGCATCGGAAACGTCAACAATAAAAGACTATTTGACAGAATTAGCATCCCAAAAAGACATTGTAATTTCACACAACGAAAAGGGTCAATTGCTATTCACGGAAGCAAAAACGGACATCAAACCAATTTTGGATTTTGATTTGACAAAAGGCGCGATTCCGGGAACATCATTTGAAATGGCGTTTGATGGTCAAGGAATGCATTCGCATATTACAATGCAAAAACAAGCATCAACGGATGGTGGAAATGCGGGTGAATATACGATTCGAAATCCATATGTGATTGGTTCCGTATATCGACCAAAGGTGATGTCACAATCATCCGGGACGGACAACGACACACGTGATGCGGCACAAAAAGCTTTGGCAAACGAATTAAGGAATATGAAATTGACCATCAAAACCGACCGTTGGTTGTTAGATGATGGAACAATAATAAAACCGAACAATGTGATTTCCATATTTGCGCCCGAATTATATATTTATCGAAAGGTGAATTTTTTCATTGAATCGATTAATTTCACAGGAAACAGTAGAGAAACGATTGCAACATTGAATTGTGTGTTGCCGGAGGTTTACAACGGGAAACACCCGGATTCAATATATAAAAATATTAATCTGCATTTGTTGGAACCATGATGAACATTGTCAAAGTAATATCGACCAAATTGGATGACCAATCCCGCCGTTTGATTAAATATCTTCGAATGGGAAAATCGGATGTTCGCGAAAGCTTACAAGCGTCACCGTATGGAACCGATTCAAATCCAATCGCTGACATGGTCGCTGTTTATGCACCTACATTGCAAAACGGAAAACCGGTCATCATTGGATATGTGAACAAAAATCAAATTGCGGATGTTGGTGAACATCGAATTTTTTCAACAGATGCGGACGGATTGGTGAAAATGTTTATACATTTAAAAAATGACGGAACGGCAGAGTTTGGAGGTGACGCAAAAAACATGGTTCGGTTCCAAGAATTGGAAACAGGATTTAATCAATTGAAATCTGATTTTAATTCATTTATAACAACATTCAATGTTCATCTTCACGCAGGAGTGACACCCGGAATTGGAACAACGGCTTCTCCGATAACGCCCGGAACACCATCTGCCGCCGATATTTCTGGCGCAAAAATAGATGAAATAAAAACTTTATAAAAAAAACACTAAATTTGAACCCATGTCAAGCAATATTCAATATTTCATAATTCCAACCGGTGCGCAAACACGAACGCAAATCTGTGATAAAATCGCAAAACTTGATTTGTTGATTGATTCATTGTACACGGTCGCAATCACATCCGTTGGAAACGCGAACATCATTGAATATGAAATCAACACGGGACAAACGAAACAACGTGTTGAATATTCAACGGCAAAACAGGTGACGGATGCAATCGCGCAATATGAAAAACTCCGGGACATGTTACGTGTCAAATTGACGCCGAGAGTAGTTCGATTATCTGATTCAAAAAACTTTAATTAAATGGCATTTTTAGATTTCTTAAGTTCAAAAAACAAGGCAAAAATTGAGGATTTACAATCACAATTGAATGCCGTGAAAAAACATAATCCATCCGCGTCGGGAACATGGTCGAACAGTTATGTGATGTCATATGATGGCGAAAAGAACCAAGGTGAAATGGGTCCAATAATTCAATACGAATTATTTTATCACGGTTTACGATTAAGGTCGTGGCAATCGTATTTGGAAAGCGACATTGCGAAAACGGTATTAAACAAATTTTCGTTGTGGATAGTGGACAAAGGCTTGAAACTACAATCTGCACCCGCAAAAAATGTTTTGACGTCGGAGGGGATTGATATTGACACGGAAAAATTCAACGAAATCACGGAAGCGCGTTTCAATGTTTGGTCGAAATCAAAACATTCGAGCCACAACGGAATGGGTTCATTGAAAACAATCGCAAAGGAAGCGTTTAAAAATGCCAAAATTGGCGGTGACGTTTTAGTGATATTGAGATTCAAGAAAAATAAATTGTCGGTTCAGTTGGTTGACGGTGCGCATGTGTCATCACCATTTGCGCCGAACAAAGAAATGAACGGAAACAAAATTGTCGATGGAATTGAAATCGACAAGAATGGAAAACATGTTGCATATCACATCAAGACATCACCGATGAAACATGAACGTGTTGAGGCTTGGTCGAAATCGACCGGGTTCCGAACTGCGTTTTTGGTTTACGGCTCTAAATATAGAATTGACAACATGCGTGGTGTTCCGATTATATCGACATCATTGGAAACGTTGAAAAAAATTGAACGATACAAAGAGGCTGCCGTTGGTAGTGCCGAGGAACGTCAAAAAATAGCGTATTCAATCGAACATGGAATGTCATCAACGGGTGAATCACCATTGGTTGATTCAATCGCAGCAATGACAAATGCGGATGCGCCATCCGGGTTGAATGGAATCCCGGTTGATGAACAAGGTGTGAAATTGGCGGCGGCTATTACAGCAACGACCAACAAACAAGCGTTCAATATGCCAATTGATTCGAAATTGAATGTTTTGGAATCGAAAAACGAAATGTTCTTTAAGGAATTTTATGGAACGAATGCGGACATTGTTTGTTCGGGTGTGGGTATTCCACCAAACGTTGCGTTTTCTATTTACAACGATTCGTTTTCTGCATCAAGAGCCGCAACAAAGGATTGGGAACACACGATTGATTTTGAACGTGATGATTTCCAAGAACAATTTTATAATCCAATATATCAACTATGGTTGCATATGGAGATATTAAATCAAAAAATTCAAGCACCGGGATATTTGGTCGCGTTCAACAACGATGATTTCATGGTTGTCGAATCGTATCAATGCGCACGATTTACGGGACCAAAATTCCCACATATTGACCCATTGAAGGAAGCGAAAGCGGAACGTGAAAAACTAGGTGCTGCGGGTGCGCATTTACCATTGACCACACAGGAGGCGGCAACGGAACAATTGCAAGAGGGTGACTCAACATCGAACACGGAACAATTCGCAAAAGAATTGAACCGCGCAGAAGATTTAGAAATTGAAATACAACCAAAAACGGAGGAACCTATTGTTCCGACTGAGGGGGAGGATTCTTAATGTCATCCGGGTATTGATTCGCGATGTCGCGTAATTTCGGACGGAGGAAAGTGGACATTTCCATTCCTTCATATTTCGCAATGTTTTTGATTTGTTGATGTACATTGCACGGGACACCTTTGATTCTGATTTCTTTTCGTTCGTTATTGTTTGCCATGTTACAAATATATTAATTTTCCCCAATATAGGGAAAACACATTTCGAATAATTCAAAAAATAATAATTTTACCCAATATGCCAACAGAAATACTTTTATATGGTCAAATTCACAGTCGTTCATCGATTGACTTCATCAATGAAGTTGATGCGGTTGAAAACGATGATGTTGTTGTTCGTGTGAACACCAACGGTGGAGATGTTCTTTATGGTTGGGGCATGGTTGCAAAATTTCAAGAATTCACCGGGAATAAAACGGTGAAAATTGACGGTTCCGCGTTTTCAATGGGATTGTTTTTTGCAGCATACGCAGACAATGTTGAGGCATTGGATGTTTCAAAATTCCTTTTACATCGTGCGGCTTATCCGCAATGGTACGAAGCCGATTATATGTCGGAATCAGAAAAGGACAATTTGGTTCAAATCAATTCGTCATTGGAAAAAGCTTTTCGTGCGAAAATTGATGTTGAAAAATTTGAAGAAATTAAGGGCGTGAAATTGAAGGATGTTTTTTCAATGGATGACCGAATTGATGTGATGTTTTCTGCGGCGGAAGCCAAGAAAATTGGATTGGTTAAAAAAATCAATAAAATCACACCCGCCAAAAAATCAGCAATCAAATCTGATTTTGGCAGAATCGCGGCAAAATATAATGAAATCGATGTTGTTGAAACACCGGTTGAATCCAAACAAGAATCAAATAAAAATTCACATAAAAAATCGAAAATGAATCGACAAGAATTAAACGCCGAACACCCGGCATTGGCTGCGGAACTTATCGCGGAAGGTGTTGAAAATGCTAAGGCAACGGAGAAAGACCGTGCTGGTGCTTGGTTGAAATTTGTTGAAGTTGACCCAAAGGCAGTTGCCGACGGAATCAATTCCGGTGAAGATTTATCACAAACGGCAACGGCTGATTTTGCTATGAAAATGGCATCTGCTAAAGCAAAAACGGATTTGGAAGCGGAAGCTGCAAAAGACGTGACAACTGACAAAGTTGACGAAACACAAAAAACAGAAGTTGAACTAACAGAGGAAAAATTGATGGCAACATTGAACATTCCATCTGCAAAATAATTTGAACCATGAGTGCGACAGTAACAGTAAACACAGACAATCAATTGAACATCAACCGTGACACGGCTAAGGTGTTTTTGGATGCAAATAGATACGAAAATGAGGTCTATGAAAACACAACCGGTGGTGATGTGACAATCACTAAAGGTCAATTGATGGGAAGAATTTCTGCATCAGGTAAATTATTACCATTGAAATCAGCTGCGGCTGATGGTTCACAATATCCGGTTGGTATTGCAACGAAAACAGAAACGGTTGCAGATACGGTTGAAATCAATATGTCAATCTGCGTTGCGGGTGATGTTGCGGAGGAACAATTGGTTTTTGACGGTGCAGATACATTGTCAACGGTTGTTGATGGTAAGCAATTACGCGACAGAATCGCGAGTGACACGGTTGGAATTAAACTTGTTGAAACTACGGATTTAACAAATTTCGATAATTAATAATAAAAGTAAAAAATTAGAAAAATGAAAAAGATATTCACATTAATATTCGGGATTTGTGCGACACTGATGGTTGCAAATGGAATCTCATTCGCAATGTTCGACGGACAACACCTTGCGGAAATTACAGGTGTCCTTAGTTTAGGTGGTTTATTTATTGCATTACCAACCGGGGCGTTGGCGTTTGCATTACCATTGACGGAATCACAAGGTCTTTTCACGAAAGGATTAATTGCCGTTTATAAGGAAATGCCACAGGTGACATCATTCCTTAGGTCGTTTTTTCCATCGGTTGAAAAGATGACAAAGGAAATTTCGATTGCCGTTCAAAGGGGGTCAGAAATGGTTGCGGTTGACGTTGCGAGATATTCGGACGGAAACAGAAATTCATTCGATAAATCAACGGAGAAAATAATGGTTCCGCCATTGTATCATGAATATTTGAATGCTAATGAACACAGATTGTATGACCAAGTTGTGACGGCGATTTCACAAGGAAACACAACGTTTTTCAAGGAAATCACTTCGGAATTAGCGGACCAATTGATGATGTTGAAAGACAAAATCGAAAGAGCTATTGAGTTACAATGTGCGCAAGTACTTGAAACGGGTGTTGTTCAATTGGCTAATAATACGGATATTGATTTTCAAAGAAAGGCTGCATCATTAGTTGCATACAATGTTGCAAATGATTTTAGTGTTGGAACGGTTGACCCATATAGAGTATTGAAAGACGGTGCAACGTTTATCAGAACTAAGGGGAAATCACAAGGTACGGTTTACAATGTCATCATGGGTGACACGGTGATTTCGGATTTCATGAACAACACGATTGTGAAAGAAAGAGCGGATATTAGAAACTTCCATTTGGACCAAGTTCGTGAACCACAAAAGAATGCCACAGGCGGTGTTTTACATGGTAGAGTTTCGGCGGGTCCTTACACGTTCAACTTATGGACATACCCGGAATATTATGACACGAAATTGGCGTCTAACATTCCTTATATGAATGATAAGAAATTGGTTATCATACCGGACAACCCAAAATTCCATACGGCATTTGCAGCGGTTCCGCAATTGATTTCTAAGGCGGGTACGATTCCACAAAGTGGTGCGTATTTAATGCAGACATTCATTGATGAAAAAGCAGGTTCACACCAAGAACACATCAAGTCTGCACCGATTGTTGTTCCGGTTGCTATCGACCAAATATATACAATCCAAACGGTTGCGTAATTGAATTAAAAATCAAAAGGGGATGTTGAAAAATGTCCCCTTTATTAAAACTTTTTGATATGCCAAAGTATAAAGTAATTGCATTAAGCGTAGGAACAAAACACGGTGTTAAACACGCGGGGGATTTTGTAACGGAAGCGGATTTTCCTGCGGGACACGTTTCGAAAATGGTTGACGGTGAGTTCATCGA